CTGCTGATGGGACTAGAAATACCTATACTTTTACTGTAAGTTTTGGTGGAAGTGGAATTTATACTTTAGTTGGTAATGATAGAAATGGTGCTATCAATGGAAGCAATCCACCTATTTCTATCCAGGAAGGAGATGTTTTAATCTTTAATGTAACTGCTTCTAGTCATCCATTTATGATCAGAGATGCTGATGGTGGCAACAACATCACTGACGGTAGCGTAGATAACGCAGGTACTGATAACGGTACTGTTACTTGGACTACTAGAACATCATCTAGATTCATTCCAATGGATTGGCCTGATCTAGAAGCAGATGCTAATAACCAAGTTACAACTAACGAAGGCGGTAATAGTGGATTAACTAATCATGGCATGGGTGTATTGAGTGCTGCTGGTGGAACTATTTGTGGATTTGCAAAGAAAGCAAATCTTTATGCAATGTATTTGGTATCGGGTGACAGCCCTACAGAGTGTATTCAAGCTGCTATTGATTGGCATAACGCAAAACCAAATAATCCAGAGACAGGTGTTCCTAACCCAACTATTCTAATTGCAGAGTATCAATACTTACGTGATAGAAGACATGCAATTCCTATTGACAGTGTATCCCAAATTAATAAAGCAGATGGAACAACGGTAACTAGACCAGGAACTTGGGGATCAGACTTTTCTGAATTTGTAAAAGAAAACATTATACCCTTCAAAGTATATAATCCAACAACTACAAGTTATTCTTGGATGGTTGTGATGCCATCACAATTTGATTATAGTTCTTTAAAATCTGCATTAGACAGTGCTTGGAGTAATGGCATTGTTTGCATTAATGCAGCTGGTAATAACGGCGGAACTTTTAACAAAGAGAATACTAAAACTGCTACAAGTATAGATATTGATGCTGGTTCAAATTACTCTATTATCAACATTGCTTATGGTAGTTCTAACTCGGAAAGCACATCCAGTACAACCACATGGTATCCATTTATATCATATGGTCCACATGGTGTAGAGAGTAATATTGATGTTGCTGCTGGTTATAACTCACAAGACTATCCTGGTTTAGATGGATATTCAAATAGAGGACCAGGAATTGATATTGTAGGTCTTGGTGCTAACACATGGACTTCGTATCCTAGTTCCACATATGGAACTTATAAGTGGGGAATGTTCTCTGGTACAAGTTGTGCTACTCCAACTGTGGTGGGAAAGGCAGCACTAGTCATGGAAGAATACTTCTGGTATAACAATGCTTGGCCAACTCCTGATCAGACTAAATCAATACTATTATCAAAAGCATCAAATAAATGTAGAGGTATAGCATCGGGTGGTGTTGGATTTAGTTGGTCGAATGCACCTAGTGCAGGTGGCGCATCTTTATCTAATGAAATTTCTTTTGGAAACTGTGTTATTTCTAGTGGCAATAATGGTAATGGTGGTTTTACATATACAGAATTAACAGGCACTACACATCTACGAGCATACTTTGATCCACAAGATCAAGACAGTCATCCATTTGTACACAGAATCAAACATAATAGCAAAAGACCAGTTGCAGGTGGGATGTATCCAAGAGTGAATAGTGCTGTAGGTCGTCATCGCATGGACCTACCTGATATGACATAAATAAAAATACTTGTTATATTTTGATGGATAATACACAATTGCGAGCTGAATTTGAAAAACAGTTTGCTGATTACGATCTTAAAATTAGGCGAGGTGAGGAAGAACTTGTCAAGTTGCGTGAATATCGCACTAAACTAGAAGGCGGGTTAGAAGCACTTAACATACTAGAAAAGGGTACAGATGGCAGCGATACCAGTCAACATACTGATTGATAAAGGAGCAGACTTTGCAGTCACCTTTTTCATCACTAATAAAGACGGAACCCCGCTAAACATGTCAGGGTACACTGGTTCTGCTGTGATGAAGAAAAGTTATTCTGCATCAACTTCGGTTCCATTTACTTTAGATTTTGTCAACAGAACTACAGGAGAAATTGCTCTCACATTAACAGATACTGAAACTCTAGCATTGGATCGTAGAAGATATGTCTATGACATTATTCTCATTGATCCAAATGATTACAAAACTAGAGTGATTATGGGTAATGCAGAAGTAAGTCCTGGAGTTTCCTGATGGCACAGTATAACGTCAGGGTTGGAAACAATGCATATCGTGTTGGCAAGCAATTACCAGCACAGCATAAGCTTGACGTAAACTACCAAATTCCATCGAAGTCAGTACAGAATTCTAATCTTCTGATTGAATCACTGGCATCTCAATTTGATGGAACTCAAGATACATTCAATCTAATCGTCAATGGAGAAGCATATACTCCATTAAACGAAGAACAGATAATGATTTCTGTAGGTGATGTTGTTTTATCACCTGGAGTTGATTACATTGTTTCCAACGATCAGATTGTTTTCAGTACACCACCAACTGCAGGTGTACAGTTCTTTGGAGTGGCATATGCTACTACAGCAGATCTAACCAGAACTCTTAACTATGTCATAGACAGTGGTTCCTTTCCTATGGGGAATGGTCCTAAAGGAACCATGACAGTTGACGTTACTGGAATCATTGAGTCCTGGACTATCCTTGCTGATAGCGAAGGAAACATTGAAGTTGATATTGAAAAATGTAGTTTTTCTGACTTCCCCAATTTTCAATCTATTTGTGGTACTGAACGTCCCACATTAGGAATCATAAATAATAGCACGGCTAGAAAAAATAAAGATGACAGCCTGTCTACCTGGAACACTACCGTGAATGCAGGAGATATTTTTCAATTCAAAGTGAATTATTCGATCAACATCTCACGATGCATGGTCTCATTGAAATTGAAACTATAAATAGTATACGATATAAATAACAATAAATCGAGAGATAAACACGGAGAGTTTACATGGCACTGCTAGTAACCGACAACGGTGAAATTGATTCTCTACGTAATCTACTGAATTACAATCAGGAGATTCCTAGAAACTTAATTCTGAAGTTGTTCACAACAAATACATATCCAGCTGAAAGCGACACCCCTTCGCAGACAAGATATTACGAGCCCTACACCAACAACAATACGTTGGGTTATGGTTCTGGACCCACCACAGGGTATCATCAAGTTGAAAATAATAGAACTGATCAGGATTATTCTAACCAGTATGGAATTCTGCTGAACGGAACTCGTTGGACAATCGAGACCCTACAAGCTGCTGCAGTTGCTGCTGTCGCTGGTTCTGGTACTACTGACGAGTACACAGTCACCGTTGCTTCAAATACTGGTATTAAAAAAGGCGACTACGTAACTGGCGGCGACGTTGGTACTGGTGCATATGTCGTCGATATCGACGGTCTAACTCTCCTATTGAGCGTCAAGAACACTGGTACATTCTCCAACCAAAACCTAGATTTTGGTGCTGGCAGAACGACTGCTTCTTACCCCGAGCAAACCTTCACGTTTGATGGTGCTGCTGGTGATGTTTATGGTTACATGCTTGTTCGTGCTAACAACATGCCTACCACCATTCACGGTGTTCTCGATGCAGGCACTGCAGCCGCTGGAACAACTATCAGTAAGACTGGTATCCGTGGTACTATCGGCAATGACTATTTCGTTCTTGCTGCTGTTTCTAACACCACTACCATCACTGGTACTTCTGGTGAGTTCTCCGTAACTGTTGGTTCTACTGCAGGTCTTGCAGTTGGTCAGAGACTAACTGGTACTGGTATTGCTACTGGCGCAAGAATTGCTGGTATCGCAGGAACCACTGTTTATCTAGACAAGGCACTCACTGCTGCTGCTTCTGGCAACGGTGTATTCCAAGCAGAAGTCGGTGAAGATCTAACTGTCGGCATGTCAGTCTCACAGACTGGTACTGCTGGTGTTGTTGGCGGTGCTCCTAATGGCATCGACGCTGCAACTATCATCACTGGTATCGATCATCAGGTATACGTTGATGGTTCTTTGACAGACGGAACAGTCACTGTTTATCTGAACAACGCACTGATTGATAACATTCAGCCGTCTAACAGCAATGACGAAGTTGAATTTGACTTCAGTAAGGTAACTGCAACTGGTCACGGTCTCGTCAAAGGCGATGCCGTCTATATCGACCAGGGTACTGGTAACAGCACCACAACTGCTAGCACCTACACCGTATTCGATGTAATTGATGCTAACACCTTCACTACAACCAAGGCACTAAACGGCACTGGTTCACTAACTCTTTACAGCGCAATCTTCTTCGCTGAAAGATTCACGAATGGTCCATACGCGATTCAAAATGCTGGTGACCAAATCAAAGTCACCCTGAACGTCAGCCTCGACTGATATACTCAAATTGGGTTCTACATTATGGGGGGATTGCTTCACTGGCGATCCCCCTATTTTTTTAACTTGTCTGTAGTTTATGGTATTCTCCTACGCTGGTACTGGAAGAATGCCCCAGTTTGTTGCTTATGAAGCACTGGGGGTAATTTCTTACAGCTATACAGCGTCGGTACTAAACGAGTTTATTAAATTAGATTTTGGTTCAATAGGTCTAGCATACTGGGTAATTGCAGACCATGCAAACAAAATCATTCAAGACTATAAAGATGATCAAATAATCAACCTGACAGAAGACGGCGGAGTCGTCAGTCAATTTGATTATGGTAGCATTTTAGAAGTAGAGGCAGTAGCACAAGACGATTGGGGTCTTGTTACCGATACTTCAAACATCGAGACGATGGGAAGAACACACTTCCATTCTCTCACTACATGGTCTGTTATCAAGACGTGGGTTGGTTCTGGAACCGTCTGGGAGTTCGGAGGATCTACTTACAGACTGGATGCCCCATGGATCGGTTCGGGTACGCTGCGAGTATCCAGCACTGCCAACACTCATTATGTACCTGCGATTGCTACGGAGGGACTACTACCCCTTCGTAGTGACACTAAAATTGCGTATGCTCCTAACTGGAATGTATTCGGCACCTTATTCAGCGGTAGCTTTGCTGGTGAGGCGGTCGTTAAGGTATTCCCAGAGGATCCCGATTATACACGCATTGAACCTATTTACGTAAGTGCTGCCGAACTTCACAGCACGTACAACCCAGTATATCGTGCTACAGAATTTATTCCAGCGAGTGGAACTGGTACGGGAAGGGAAGGCGGATTTGCTATTGGACCTCATGTTAGATTCGGTACAATAAATGATCCCGATCTGGATGATGGTTTCAGTGATGAGAGAAGAGTTAGATATTATGATGTAGATCTCACTAATGTTGTTAGACTTCACTTCCACATCATCAAGGGAAGTGGAAGCAATGGTGGAGAACAACCCGACAATGGCGAAGATCTTCTCATAGAGGTTCATAAAGCAGATTCCAACCAAAGTATTCTCACTAGGATTTCTTATGGTGGGAATACTAGTGACCACACTCTTACAACCAAAACTTTTAATCTCGAACCAAATTATACAGACTACCAAACTGCTGGTGCAGATATAAAAGTATCGCAGCGAAATTGGACTGGTACATATCAATTCGATCATTATGGTCTCGCAGGAATAACATTTGACACCAGAGTCGGTGTTGGAGATCAACGCAATGATCTATTCAATGTTGGTGGTAATGCTAGTGTCAGCTTCAGACCCAACTGGGTTGGTTCTGGTGTCCTATTCAGCTTCAGCACTACAGATATTTCTAGAACGTTCGACTACGTTGGTAGTGGAACACTATTCGGACTGTCGTCTCTAGACGAAGCAGTTACCTGGGATTACAACAATTCCAGCATCGATTTCTTTACCTATGAGAACTTTGGATCGGTTGCAGAATCACCAATTGATTCGATTACGATCCAATCGATTGCTAATGATACAATCCAAAGTCGTGCAAACGAAAGGATTATTGATCTAGTTGTATCTGGATCTGTTTCTGGTGCATTCCTAGACTTCGGTACTATTCTCACTGACGGTGAGCAGACTCCCTCTACTGTCGGACTCGACTGGGGTCAGATTCTTACCAATCAGACAGATTATCCATTCGGTCTGTTCCCAATCGGTGGTACTGCCAAGCAAGTATTCACTCCCAACTTTATTGGTTCAGGTGTACTGTTCTCGTTTGGGGAAGGTATTGGTAGAACCAAACCAAGATGGATTGCCTATGTTCAGATTGGAATCTCTGGTGTTGCGAAGACAAACTTCAGTCTTCTCCACAAAGGTTCAGGCAATCTATTCAGCTTCAACAACGGCGAAGATCGCAGAGCATATGTATACAGAGGTTCAGGTGCCCTCTATGCCATCTCTGGTGCTTCCGAATCGGTTGGTGCTGACTATCCTGACTCTACAGCGTTGCTGCCTATTGCAGGCGTTGCTGGGGTCAGCTTCACACCTAACTGGAATGGTACAGGTGTTGCAACTCTTACAGGTGCATCAGTCGAGAGACAGACTGATCACTATCAAGGTTCTGGAACTCTATTCAACTTCGAGACTGCTAACGAGGCAGTTGCATATCACTACAGCAGCACATCTAATGCGATATTCAACTATCGCAATTATGGATCGGTCGCTGATACACCGATCAATTCTATTACGATCCAGTCTATTGCTAATGAGACTATTGAGAGTCGTAAAGACGAACGAATTATTGATCTAATTGTTGCTGGATCTAGTGTCGGTCAGTTCCTAGATTCTGGTTTCATTCTCCTCAATGGCGAGGATTCTCCAGAAACTGTCAGAGAAGATTATGGTTCCATCATGGAATCTATTTCCCGTTATGCAATGGGAGACTTCTTGTTTGAGGGCGAAGCAGCATCTGCTCGAACACGTACTCATATTGGAACTGGTAGTCTATTTGCATTCGTTGAAGGTCGTGGTAGAACCAAACCAAGATGGATTGCTAATATCCAAATTGAAGTTAGTGGTAAAGGTGATACACCTCGTGCAAGAAGCTTTGTTGGAGAAGGCGTACTATTCAACCTCAACAATGCAGAAGACAGGAGAGCATATGCATACAATGGTTCTGGTGCCCTCTATGCCATCTCTGGTGCTTCTGAATCGGTTGGTGCTGACTATCCTGACTCTACAGCGTTACTACCCCTTACAGGCGCTGCTAGGGTCAGCTTCACGCCTAACTGGAATGGTAGTGGTATTGCCACTCTCACGGGTACATTAGTTGAGAGACAGACCGATCATTATAAAGGATCTGGAACTCTATTCAACTTCGAGACTGCTGACGAGGCAGTTGCGTATCATTACAGTAGTACATCCAATGATATCTTTGAATATCGTAACTACGGTTCCGTTGCAGATACTCCAATTGAATCTATTACGATTCAATCTATTGCTAATGAAACAATTGAGAGTCGCAAGGACGACAGAATTATTGATCTAGTAGAAAGTGGTTCTACTTCTGGATCTTATCTGAATTACGGATTCATTCTTCTCGATGGCGAAGATGCTCCCGAGACTGTTAGAGAAGATTATGGTTCCATCATGGAATCCATCTCCCGCTATGCGATGGGAGACTTCCTGGTTGAAGGTGAAGCAGCAACATCCAGAACACGTACTCATATTGGTTCTGGTGACATCAAGATTAATGTCGCTACTATCGTCAGCGTTCCACCCAAGTGGACTTCTGATATATTCATCGATGTTACTGGCGAGGTTGCAGATAGCGTCACCAAGACATTCAATGGTTCTGGTGATCTATTCAACTTCGTATCCTCTGACGAGAGACGCGCCTTTGGATATCAATCCACTGGAACTCTATATGCAGTTAACGGTGCTGCTGAAGTCTTTGGTGCTAACCCACCAGATATTACAACAAATCTACAAGTCAGTGGATCTGCATCTGTTGCATTCGTTCCTAACTGGAATGGATCTGGTGACATATCCATCTTCGGTCAACTGGTCGAACGTGCAGCAGTCAATCCTCCTGCTCGTGGAAATCTGTTCGGATTCTCCAACGCTGACGATAGAAGAACATACAGCTATAACCAATCTTCTACCGATCTCTACGTTGATGTAGATTACGGATTTGTTGCTTCGCCTGTCATTGATTCTTGGGTCATTGCTAACCATGCATCCAAAGTCATTGAAGACTACAAGGATGACAAACTCTTTGATCTGGTCGAGAGTGGTGGTGGAGACTTCATTGATTATGGATTCATCGAGACTGCTAATCTCGCTGGTCTTCCTGGTGCAAACAATCTTCCAGATGCAACAGAAGATTATGGCACAATCATCGATCCTCAATACGAGAGATCGATCTACCCAATGGGTCATCTGTTCAAGTTCTCTGGACTTTCAGGTGGAGTCAAGGTTGTCATCAATCTGCGTCATATCGCAGTTCTTACCAAACCAACTCTCAAACTTGGTGGCGAAGCTGCAGTTCGTCTTCCCAACGTCCACAGTGGA